GAAGATGAAGACTATTGTATGGAAACAAATTTATCTTGTCCTAACTGTGGTTCTTTTCATATGGTCTACTTACCAAAAGATAAACCAAAAAAGAAAGTAAGTTGGTTAGAGGGATATAAAAAATGGTTAAAGACAAGATAGTTTATAAGCCTAGAGAGTTAACATATAAAGAAAAGAGAATGATAGTGAAAGCAAAAAAAGTTTTATTTAATGAAAATTATGAAGGTAAACTAACTAAGCATGATGGTTATTGGATGTGGTATCATTATTGTCCAGTAGAAAAAATGGAAATGTTTGTTGGTAAAGGAGAAGCATGTAGTTGGTGTGGAAAGGAGCAAAATGAAAGTTGTTCTTGATATAGAAACAGATGGTTTTAATCCTAGTAAAATACATTGTATCGTTGCTAAAGATATAGATACTAATGTTATAACTACTTGGGACCCAGGTATTATGTATGGTTTTAAAAATTGGTCTAAAAATGTAGATACATTTATCATGCATAATGGTTTATCTTTTGATGCTCCTGTACTAAATAGATTATTAGGTACTACTATCAGACCATCACAAGTATTAGACACATTGATATTATCACAGTTATTTAATCCTATGAGAGAAGGTGGTCATGGATTAAAAGCATGGGGAGATAGATTTAATTTTCCTAAAGGAGATATAGGTAGCTTCTCAAAGTATACAGAAGATTTAAGAAAGTATTGTATACAAGATGTAGATATAACTCACAAGTTATATGAGCATTTAAAAAAAGAGGGTAGAGGTTTTTCTAAGTCATCTATTGATTTAGAACATCAAGTAAAAGTTATACTTGACCAACAAGAAAAAAATGGATTTGCTTTAGATATAAAGAAAGCAATGTTGTTACTTGGACAACTGTCAGATGAAGCCAGTCAGTTAGAAAAGTGGGCAACAGAAAGGTTTGAACCTACGAAAGTAGAACTAAAAACGAAGACCAAATACATACCTTTTAACATAGGTTCTAGACAACAGATAGCTAACAGACTTATGGCTATAGGTTGGAAACCTAAAAAGTTTACAGATAAAGGTAGTGTAATTGTAAATGAAGATGTATTAGATACTATTAATATGCCTGAAGCTAAAAAGTTTTCAAGGTTCTTTTTATTACAAAAACGTGTTGCACAAATCAAGTCATGGATTGAATCATTTAACGATAAAACTGGTAGAGTGCATGGTAGAGTAATGACCTTAAAAACTATAACAGGTAGAATGGCACACAATAGTCCTAATATGGCTCAGATACCTGCTGTTCGGTCTCCCTATGGTAAAGAATGTAGAGAGTGTTGGACAGTAGGTAATATACATACTCATTCAATAGTGGGTACGGATGCTAGTGGATTAGAACTTAGATGTCTGGCTCACTTAATGAATGATAAACATTTTACTGATACCCTACTAACTGGAGACATACATACTCATAACATGAATATGGCAGGTCTTACAGATAGAGACCAAGCAAAGACTTTTATCTATGCATTTATGTATGGTGCAGGTCCTGCAAAGATAGGTCAGATAGTAGGAGGAGGTTCAAAAGAGGGAAAGGTGTTGATAGATAGATTCTTAAAAAGTATGCCATCCCTTAAACGTGTGCGTGATATTGTAACTAATACTGCTCAAAAACATGGTGTTATAAAGGGCATAGATGGTAGGTTATTGCGTACACGTAGTGCACACTCTGCTCTTAATACTTTAATACAAGGTGCAGGAGCAGTTGTGTGTAAGTTGTGGTTGGTAAACATTATAAAAAGAACTACGTCATCTAACTTAGATGTAAAGTTAGTTGCTAGTGTACATGATGAGTATCAATTTGAAGTTTTAAACAAAGATGTGCAGGCATTTTGTAAGATAACTAAGTATGCTATGAAAGATACTGAAAAACAATTACAGATGCGTTGTCCATTAGATAACGAATATAAGGTGGGAAAAACATGGGCAGAAACTCATTAGAACCAAGTGTTGAAAATCGTAAGAAGTTTGATATAGATTTACAATACGGAAAAATAAGAGAAAAGAATGTAGCATCTATGTTACAAGATAAAAAGATTGAAGTTAAATCTGAAAGAGATATGTGGCAACGAACAGGTAACATAGCAATAGAATATCAAAGCTATGGTAAACCTAGTGGTATTGATGCTACTACATCTGACTATTGGTTTCACAATCTTTGTATTGGTGAAGAAACTTTTGCTACTTTGGTTTTTAAAACAGATAGTTTAAGAAAGATTATTAAAAATTTAGACTATAAAAAATCAGTATCAGGGGGAGATAACAATGCATCTCGTATGTATTTGTTAAATATACAAAAGCTTTTTTCTTCTGATGTAATAAAAGCTTTTAAAGAAAGTGCTTGACATATTGTATATGTTTTGCTATAATTATATTTTTAACTATGAAAGGAGACAAATAAATGTCCGTAATACAGGGAAAAGCCTATTGGGCTTCATTAATAAATCCAAACACTACATTCGATAGTGATGGTACTTGGAGTATAGACGTTAGCTTAGATGAGAAGAACAAGAAGATTGCTGAAGCTGATGGTCTTACAATCAAGAATAAGAATGATGACAGAGGAGACTTTGTTAGCATAAAGAGAAATGTTAGGAGAAAGAATGGAGATTATAATAAAGCTCCAACTCTAATGGATTCTCAAAAGAGAGCTATGAAAGATACCTTAATTGGTAATGGCTCTGAAGTAAGTGTGTTGTACTCTACATATACTTGGGAGTACAAAGGTAGGTCTGGAACTAATGCAGACTTACGTGCAGTGCAAGTTACAAATCTTATTCCTTATCAAAATGATATGGAAGATGCGTTTGATGTTGTACCAGACGGATTTGTAGCAAAGGAAGATGCTGAAGTATCTTTTGCTTCTTAATTAAAGAAAGGACTATGGGGAGTTCTGGCTAAAACCAACGTACAGTAATCAGCTTGGTCTCCCCATATTTATTTTATGAAAAAAAATATAGATACTTTAGTAGAAGATATATATTCTCTATTTGATTTAGATAAAAAAAATAATATAAAAGATTTAGATAAACATCTAAAAGATTTTACAGATGGTGTAGCTAATACTATAAAGATATTATTAGATGAAAAACATACACCTAAAAGAAATTTAAGGTTATCAGCTATAGGTAAACCTGCTAGGCAACTATGGTATGATAAACATACAGAACACGAAGATAAAAAATTAAATCCTTCATTAAGAATAAAATTTTTCTATGGACACTTACTAGAAGAAGTCTTAATATTATTTACAAAATTAGCAGGACATACAGTTAGTGCCCAACAAAAAGAAGTAGAAATAGAAGGAGTAAAAGGACATCAAGATTGTTTTATAGATGGAGTTCTTGTTGATTGTAAGAGTGCATCTGGTAAAAGTTTTCTTAAATTTAAAAATAATACACTATCTATGGATGACCCTTTTGGTTACATACCTCAAATATCTGCTTATGCAGAGGGAAATGGTGTAGATGAAGCAGCTTTTTTAGCTATAGATAAACAAAATGGAGATATATGTTTAACAAAAGTACATTCTGTGGAGATGATAAATGCTAAAGATAGGGTTAAATATCTTAAACAAACTTTGGATGAAAATAGACCACCTGATAGATGCTACTCTGATGTTCCTGATGGGAGCAGTGGCAATAGGAAGCTTGCTATTGGTTGTGTTTATTGCTCTCATAAAAGATTGTGTTGGTCTGATGTTAATGAAGGTAAAGGACTTCGTGTATTTAATTATGCGAAAGGTAAAAGGTTTCTTACACAGGTAAATAGAACACCTGATGTAGAAGAAGTAACAAATTGGTAAAGGAAATAAAATGGCAATAAAAGCACATATATTAGAAGCAGTTATGTCTCACTATACAGCAGAGAGAGATAAAGCTTTAGCAAATATTAAGATACATATTAACAATCCTGTAGGTGTAGGAGAACATCCTAAGATTGTAGAAGATGTAATTGAATTAGTACACAAAGCATCTGAAGCTAATGATGCAATAGAGATGTTACATACTATAGTAAATAATGAAAAGGACAATTGATTTAGAGGTTTCAGTTTTAGCAACTGTAAAGAAAAGTGAATCACCAGAAAGAAAATTATTTCTTGCTGTTATATTCCAAGCTTTATTAGATGCAACAAAACCTAAAGAAAAAAAAGAATCATCTATTTCTATTTTAAATAGGAACAGAGCAGTAGCTTGGTTTTTTTGTAGTGTAGGAGTTACATGTGATAACTTTGAATTTGTTTGTGAACAAGCAGGGTTAAGTTCAAATTATACTAGACAATTTGCTTATAAAGTGATACACTCTAAAGAAATTAAATTTGTTAGACAAAAAATTAATGCAGTATTAAACAGTAAATAGGGGAATAAAATGGGATTGATGGATAAAGCTATTGCAGATACAGTAAAAAGTGTAAAAGGTTTTAAGAAAACAAACATAGAAAAAGAAGCTAGGATTGCTACTGATAGACAGGTAGGTGGTGACCATTACAAGACATGTAAGATACAACCTGTTGATTATATTGTAGAAAATAATCTTACCTTTCTTGAAGGTAATGTAGTAAAGTATATTACAAGACACAGAAGAAAAGGTGAAGGTGCAAGAGACATTGAGAAAGTAATACATTATTGTGAATTAATATTGGAGAAAGATTATGGCAGGGAATAATTATTTACCAACAGAATATCAGACATTTATTCATGCATCTAGATATGCACGTTGGTTACCTGATGAAGGTAGAAGAGAGACATGGATTGAAACAGTATCTAGATTTAGTAATTTTATGCAAGGTCATTTAGATAAAAATTTAGGTGTAGTATTACCTCCTGAAGTATGGAGAAAAATAGAAGACAGTATTATAGGATTATCTGTTATGCCTTCTATGAGAGCATTAATGACAGCAGGTGCTGCATTAGAAAGAGAAAACATAGCAGGATATAATTGTTCTTATATTCCTATTGATAATCCAAAAGCATTTGATGAGGTATTATACATACTTATGAATGGCACAGGTGTAGGTTTTTCTGTTGAAAGACAATACATAGATAAATTACCTACGATACCAGATAGAGAGTTTGAAAAAACAGATGATGTTGTTTCTGTTAATGATTCAAAAGAAGGTTGGGCAAGAGCATTTAAAGATTTAGTATCTTATTTATATACATGTAGAATACCTAAGATAAATATAAGCAAGGTTAGACCTGCAGGTGCTAGATTAAAAACATTTGGTGGTAGAGCAAGTGGTCCTCAACCTTTAGTTAACTTGTTTGATTTTACTATTGACAAGTTTAAGAATGCTAGAGGTAGAAAATTATCTTCTATGGAATGTCATGATATTGTTTGTAAAACAGGAGAAGTGGTGGTAGTAGGTGGTGTGCGTAGGTCAGCTCTTATATCTCTGTCTAATTTATCTGACCAGAGATTAAGAGTTGCTAAGTCTGGTGCATGGTGGGAAACTAATCCAGAAAGAGCATTAGCTAATAACTCTGTAGCATACACAGAAAAACCAGATGCAGGTATTTTTATGAAAGAATGGTTAGCATTATATGAAAGTAAATCTGGTGAACGTGGTATCTTTAATAGAAAGTCTGCTCAAGAAAAAGCTAGAGAAAATGGTAGACGTAATGCTGATTGGGACTTTGGTACTAATCCTTGTAGTGAAATTATATTAAGACCTAATCAGTTTTGTAATCTTACAGAAGTGGTTGTAAGACCTACAGATACAGAAGAAACATTACATAGTAAAATAGAAGTAGCTACAATACTAGGCACAATACAAGCTACACTTACAGACTTTGGTTATCTACGTAAAAGATGGCAAACTAATACAGAAGAAGAAAGATTACTAGGTGTATCTCTTACAGGTATTATGGATAATAGTTTACTATCTAGAATGAGAATTCAATTACCAGATGTATTAGCTAAGATGAGACACAAAGCTGTATTAACTAATGAAGAGTGGTCAAAAAAGTTAGGTATACCACAATCAACAGCTATTACATGTGTTAAACCTTCTGGTACAGTTAGTCAATTAGTTGATAGTGCTAGTGGTATTCATGCTAGACATAATCCATATTATATTAGAACAGTAAGAGGAGATAAGAAAGACCCATTAACACAGTTTATGGCAGACCAGGGTATACCTTGTGAAGATGATGTAATGCAACCTAATAACTCTGTCTTTTCTTTTCCTATGAAAGCAGACCCTAGTGCTATATTTAGATATACCATGACTGCTATTGAACAGTTAGAGATATGGAAGTGCTATGCACAATATTGGTGTGAACATAAACCATCAGTAACTATATCTGTTAAAGAACATGAGTGGATTAATGTAGGTAACTGGTGTTGGGATAACTTTGATACACTGTCTGGTATATCATTCTTACCTTTCTCAGACCATACATATCAACAAGCACCTTATCAAGACATAGATGAAGTGCAATATAATGACTTACAGTCTAAGATGCCAAAGGATATTAATTGGAATAAACTACAAGATTATGAAACAGAAGATAATACAAGAGGTTCACAAGAGTTAGCATGTAAAGCAGGTTCTTGTGAGTTAGTAGATATATGATATATGATTACATTGTTATTATAATATGTACTATATTAATATTAAATGTATTATATATGTAAAAAGTTCTTGACTTTTATATAATTATTTGTTATAATTACACAATGAGTGCTAGAAATAGACTCAATTTTTAACTTGCTTAATAAGGAGATAAATTATGAACTTTGAAATAGATAATTTTTCAAGACAAGCTATTGGTTTTGATAGATTGTTTGATGTAATGAATAATATAAGAGGGAAAGATGTAAACTATCCACCCTATGATATTATAAAACAAGATGAAGAAACTTTTCTGATAGAATTTGCTTTATCAGGATTTAGCAAAGATGATTTAAATATTACTGTAAAAGAAAATCATTTAACTATAGAGGGTGATTACATAAAAGCAGAAGATTATGAATATTTGCATAAAGGTATCGCTAAAAGGTCTTTTACTAGGGACTTTGTTCTAGCAGACACGTTACACGTTGAAGACGTTACATTCAGCGAAGGTATATTAAGAGTTACTCTTAAACAGATTGTACCTGAAGAACAAAAACCTAAGAAGATTAAAATTAATTAAGTTAACAGGGGAGTTGAAATATACTCCCCCTTTTTAAGGATAAATATGAGTACAAAAGCAAAAAATGAAATGACTAATACAGTTTACATAGGATATGATGAAAGAGAAAAAACTGCCTATCATGTTCTTAAATTTTCAATAGAAAGAATAGCTACAAAAGGTGTGCGTGTTGTTCCTATTAAAAAAAATATTATGGAACGTATGGGTTTATTTAGAAGAAAATCTAATAAACTAGATGGACAAGAATATGATGAGATAGATGGTAGACCTTTTTCTACTGACTTTTCTTTTACAAGATTTTTAGTACCACATTTAAATATGTATGAAGGGTTAGCCTTATATATGGATTGTGATATGTATATAAGAACAGATATATCAGAACTATTTGAAATATGTAGAGATAGTTATTATCCTTTATGGTGTGTTAAACATAAGTATGAACCAGAAAAAGGTGTTAAAATGGATGGTAAAGCACAAGAACCTTATAAGAGAAAGAACTGGTCTAGTCTTATGATGTTTAATTGTGACCATCATTACAATGAAAAACTAACTATAGATGAAATAAATACTAAACCTGGTAGATGGCTACATACTTTTCAATGGTTACCAGATAAAGAAGCAGATATAGGAACTATACCTGAAGAATGGAACTGGTTAGATGGACATTCACCAGAAGATTTAGAAGCTAAAAATGTGCATTTTACAACAGGTGGACCTTGGTTTAAGTCTTGGGGTGGTAAAAGAAATCAAGATAATAAATATGCTGTAGAGTGGTGCAATGATGCTAAATGGTTACAATATAATAATTTACTACCATATAAAGAGGACTATCTAATATGAGAAAAGTAAATTTCATAACATCTTTTAATGAAACTATATTAAAAAATATAGGTCATCATTTTTTAAATTCAGTTAACGAGCAGTGGGAACCTAAATTACCACTAACTTGTTATTATCATGATTGTAAAATAGATAGTTATTCACTACCTAATAATTCTATATCTTATAAAGACTTATCTACATTGAAAAATTATAATACTTTTAAAGATAATAATTCTCAACATGATGGCACTGAAGGTAATCAAATACCTTACAATATAAAACTTGATTCATTAAAATGGTGTCATAAAGTTTTTGCTTTAACAGAGCATGCATTTGAGCTAGCAGAAAAAGATGCAGATGCAGGATGGTTAATATGGATTGATGCAGACTCTTATGCACAAAAAAGATTTGTATTACAAGATGTATTAAAAATGTTACCAGACAATGTAGATATTGCATATTCTGGTGTAAGAAAATATGATGATGGTACAAGTAATATTGATGCTTCTTTTATGGCATTTAATTTAAGTAAACAACCTGCATTAGATTTACTTGGAGACTTACAAGGTGCTTACATATCTGGAGAAGTTTTTCAATATAGGGAATGGCATGATGCTTTTATAACAGAAAGATTATTAAATATTTATAAAGCACATGGTATGAAAGTATTAGATATAGGTGAAAAAGTAAAAGATTATATTTTACATTTAAAAGGTGTACAAGACCCTTCTTTGTTACCACTTAGAGATAGTAAAGGTAATCGTATATTTAATTTATCTGATGAAACATCACCTGATATTATACCAGGTAGATATAAACAATTAGCTGATATAATAAGACATTTCAAACCTAAAACTATATTAGAAACTGGCACATGGAATGGTGGTCGTGCTATAGAAATGGCACTAGCTGCTTTTGAACATACAGATAAAGTTGTTTATTATGGTTTTGATTTATTTGAAGAAGCAACTACTGAAACAGATTTAGAAGAATTTAATGTAAAAGCACATAATAAATTATCTGCAGTAGAAAAAAGGTTAACAGATTTTGCTGCAAAGATGAAAGAAAAAAATAAAGAGTTTCAATATGTTCTAAGTCAAGGTAATACAAGAGAAACTTTGTATGTGGATAATCTTTTTAAATTTTTATTAGAAATTGATTTTGCATTAGTTGGTGGTGGTAATAGTATTAAGACAGTACAAAGTGATTATAATGCAGTTAAGCATGTGCCTGTAGTAGTTCTTGACCATTACTTTTTAGCAGACAAAGAAGGTAATGATGTTCAGGATAAATTTAAAGGTGTTAATAAAGTTATAGAAAAATTAGATAAAAAAACTAGAAGAAATATATTACCATCTGCAGATAGAGTAAAAGGTGGTGGACATACACATTTAGCTTGTGTTGTTCATGATAATAAACTACCAAAAATACCAAGAGAATTATTAAATGTACCGATTGTAGTTAATCCTAGAGATTGTGTACCTAAAGATTATATACGTAATAATATTAGAGCTAATTTAAAATTAATTAAAGATGATAAATGGTTAGGTAAATATCCTTTTCATAAACAAAGTGCTACTATAGTATCTGGTGGACCTTATACAGATTATAAAGCTTTACATGCACATATAAAAAATAATCCTCATACTAAAGTAATAGCTGTAAAACACTCTTATATTAAATTACTAGAACATAATATAAAACCTTGGGCTTGTATTGTGTTAGACCCTAGACCTATTACAGGTACTAGCACACATGGTATAGTTAGAAAAGATTTGTTTAAAACTATAGACCCTACTACTAAATTTTTTGTTGCTTCTATGACTGACCCATCTGTAACAGAATATTTAAAAGAAAAAGGTGCAGATATACATGGTTGGCATGCATTTACAGAGTCACTACGAGATGAAGAAGAAAGAAAAAGAGGGATAACAAATAATCAAGTAACACTTAGAGAAGATATAGGTATACCAAAAGGTGCCACACTTATTACAGGTGGTACATGTGCAGCTATGAGAGCTATAGGTATTATGCATACTATGGGCTTTAGATACTTTGATTTATTTGGATATGATTCTTGTATGGAAGAACCTACAGCAGAACAAAAGAAAGAAACAACAGGTGCTGAAGATGAAGAGCCAAGACCAAAGTATTTTGAAGTTGGAGTTAAAGATAAAAAGTTTTGGACTACTGGTGAGCTTCTTGCTATGGCACAAGATTGTGAAAAAATATTTAATGAAAATGTTCTGGAGATGGACATTACTTTTCATGGTAAAGATACATTAGTATCTGCACTATGGGATATATCACAAAATATTAAAAGCAAACAACCAAACTTTGAAAGAGATTTTGCATGATAATAGATAAAGCTAATCCATCACAGGATTATAAAGATTTAATTACTTCATATAAAGAATTACATAAGCATGAAGGAGCATTTAAGGGTATAAGTTTAAGACCTTTAGTTCCTACTTTACATAAGATAATAAAAAGTAATAACTGTAAAACATTATTAGATTATGGATGTGGTAAAGGTTGTGCTTATGATGAAAGACATAGAGAATTAGGTCTAGCAGATACAGTACAAAATTTATGGGGTGTAGACTCACATACTTTATATGACCCTGCATATCCACAATTTGATAAAGTACCTACAGGTAAGCATGATATTGTTTTATGTACAGATGTTATGGAACATATACCTGAACAAGACTTAGATTGGGTAATACAAAAGATATTTAACTATGCTGATAAAGCAGTATTTTTTAGTATATGTACTATAGAAGCATTAAAAACATTTCAAGAAGGTAAATTTAAAGGTAAGAATGTACATGTAACTGTACAAGAAAAAGAATGGTGGCTAGATAAATTTAGTAAAATTTGGGGTAAACAAAAAGCACTAAAAGTTTACTTATATTTTTCTGGTAAAGATGGCAACTTTGCAATATGTTTAAAAAAAAGGAGGGATAAAGATGGCACTAACAGCACTGATAGCACCTGCGACTAAACTCATAGGTAAATTTATAGAAGATAAAGACCAGAAAAATAAACTTGCACATGACCTAGCTACAATGGCAGAGAAACATGCTCAAGAACTAGCTAAAGGACAAATAGAAGTAAATAAAGAACAAGCTAAACATCCTAGTTTATTTGTTTCTGGAGCTCGACCTGCAATCATGTGGGTATGTTGTTTAGGTTTACTGTGGCAGTTCTTCGTGGGTCCGATTTTAACTTGGGCTACAGGTATATGGTTTCCTGAAGTTATACCACCACAGTTAGAAGTAGAAGGATTAATTACATTAGTAATGTCACTTTTAGGACTTGGAGCAATGAGGTCTTTTGAAAAATCAAAGAATGTAGCAAGAGATAATTTAAAGTGACAACAGTATTTTTATTAGTATTATACTTAGGCAATGTACAGCAAGAAAGTAATATGATATTTGCAGATATTAATAGATGTAAATATTTTGCTAGAGCAATAATGAGACAACCTGCAGTGCCTAGAGGTCAAAAATATAAAGCTATATGTAAACCTGTAGAGGTTGATGCTAATAATCCAAAAATAAGGATATATAGATGAATATATTTGAATATATATGGTATAAATTAAGAGAGATAGACTCTATGTATTATGAAGTATTAGCTTATGCTATAATAACTGGTTTAGTAGCAGGTGGTTTTAATTGGATTGTAGGTTTATTTTAGATGGCATTAAATGAAAAACAAGAAAAATTTGCACAGAACTACATCCTCCATAGAAATGCAACAGAAGCTGCGAAAGCTGCAGGGTATGCTAAAGAATCTGCGTACAATCAAGGTTATAGATTATCACAAAATGAAGAAGTTAGAGAAAGAATTCTTGAATTAGAACAAAACCTTGAAACTAATGTAGATGTTATAACAGAAATAGAGAATCAATATGAGTTTGCAAAAGCAAATGGTCATACTAATAGTGCTATTAAAGCTTTGGAGTTATTATCTAGGGTGCGAGGTAACAAGAATGAAAAAGATATTGATATGTCACCTGAAGGTTTGGAAACTAATATTATTGAGAACTTACAAATATTAGGTAAGAAAAAAGTTATGGAGCTTGTAGACAGATGTGACTTTAACTTACAGATAGAATTAGATAAAGAATCGCACCAACAACACCAAGAAAAAATACAACAAGAATCCCAAGAATAATATTCTCTATCATCTTTGCTTGTTTTCTTTTTGCTTCTTCTATAGCTTCTTTTTTTTGTTTTCGTATATCTGCTTGTATTCTAAGAACTTCATTCCAAGCATTAGGACCATAAGAATAATTTACAAATGTTCTTAAATCATTTTCCATTGCTATAGCTTTCTTTTTTATAGCAAAAGTTTCTAAAGCTTCTTCTTCTACAGAACCAAATACTCTATTCTTTTTTTTACTATGTCCTTCTTTAACATCTTGTATAGCACCCATCCATCTTCCTAGGTCTTTAGACATACTCTCTACATCACGACCTACTTGAAATCCTTTTTTAATAGCATTGAATGCAGTTGTAGCCACACCGATAGCAGTAACTGGGTCCATTTATTATCCTCTACTTGTAAGACCATATCCAAGGTCTAGGACTTGTTATTGAATGTCTAGGCATAGTATCTATATGTATAAATCTTTTTGCATGCACACCATTTTGTTTTACACCTATACCACTAAATTGTAATTCCATAGCTAACTTAACTATTTCATATGCTAGATGTCCAGAACATACAACATCTACAGCACAACCTTGTAGATGAGCAGAATTTTTACTACCACCTATGGCTATATTATGAGCTTCGCTTCTATAACCAGAACTGATTACCATAGGTTTATTTAGTTTTTCTCTAAGCTCTATAAGTTTTTCCATAAAGGTTTCATTCATGTTAATCTGTCCTGTGCCCTGACATCTTAACTCATCTTCAGAAAAGTATTTCCATCTAGTGTGCAATCTTTCCTCCTTTTTTTCTCATAACAGCTCCTTGTCCACGTAAAGCTTTACCTGCTCCTAAGAAACCACCTTTATTTCTTCTTATTATACCACCTTTCTTTTTAAAACCCATCTTGTTTCTAACAGCAGTTGGTAAGTTAGGTAAACCTTTATTACCTGCAGGTATATCTCTTAGTCCACCACCTACACTTCTTTTAATTAATCCACCTTTTTTAAGATTTTTTAATTCATCTCTAATTTCATCTTTTCTTTTTTTACCTGTTAAAGGATTTTGTAATAAAGCTTCAAGTCTCTTTTTTTCTGCTGCTTTATTTTCTGCAGATTCTCTAGCTGTTCTAGTGGTTGTAGTTGTTGTTCTCTTTTCTCTAATTTCTTTTCTTTTTGAAGCACCTGTTTTTTTAATTTTAAGTTTATTTTTAGGACCCATAGGAGTTTTGCTAACTACTTTACCTCTAGGAGTAGCAGGACCCATAGGAGTCTTACTAACTACTCTACCTTTAGGAGCAGCAGGACCCATAGGAGTTTTACTAACTACTTTACCTTTAGTTACTTTTTTTGATTTACTTTTCTTTTTTGCTGCTTTTTTTATCTCTGATTTAACTTTATTTAAAGCTTGTTTACCATGTTTTCTTATTATATATTTTGTTAAACCTCTACCTAAAGCAAGTCCACCACCTACTGCAAGACCTCCTACTCCTATTGGAACAAGACTTATTAATAATGCAGGATTTTCTTTAATAAAATTTGCACCTTTAGTTAATATACTATCCACATCTTTTTCTTTTTTATTTGATGGTTTTATTTCTTTATCTGTAGTAGTGCTACCTCCAGGTCTACCACCAGATATAACAACTTTGCCACCTCTAGTTGATGTTTTGGGTTTATCTTTCTTATCAGCAGGAGAAACTAAAGGTACATCAGGTTTATCTTGAGCTTTAATAGTTGTTCTAAAATCATCTTCAGTAGGTTTCCTACCTTTTTTATTTTGCATATTTAGATACTTTGTTAAATCTGCTGTTAGTTTAGGATTAAGACCTACATCAGTCATATCTTTTTTAGTAACTGCAGCTTTTTCTTTACCTTCAGCTTCATCTAAAAAAGTTTTCATATTTCTTTTTTGAGCAGCTATAACATTTCTTGATAGACCTGATAGTCTAGCTGCCTTACGCAATCCTGCTTGTGTTTGTTGTGGGGTTCTAGTTACCATTTGCTTGTCTCCTTATCATATCATCTATTTTACTTTCGAGTCTATCGAATCTCTGCATTAATTGGGTCATGTCGTCTTTAACATCTTCTTTAGTGGCATACGTTAAAGCCATATTTTCTTTTGCTTTTGAAACATCATCTTTTACTTTACTAATAGCAGCAGATGTAGAACGTATCCACCATAGAAAACCACCTATTGCCATTGTTAATATTGCGTTCCATATCATTGTCATATCTGCCATTACTTACTCCTAACTATAATATTTTAACATAAAATCTTCTATACTATCACTTATCTCTGAAGTCTTTGTTGGAAAGACAGCAGCTACAAAAGGAATTGACCTTGCTACATGTGTTGATAAAGGTCTTGGATTACCACTAGATGCTGAACCTATAGCACTAACAAGTCTTGCTGCATGCTGTGGTCCTGGTCCTAATAATGATTCTAAGGGTGATAAACCATATCGTTGTGCATTAAATGCATCATATAACATAGTACCACTACCTGCTATATTAGTAGATATTAAAGCTTGTACTAATCTATCTCCAAACTCTGCGTCTTTAAATGGACTTGGTTCATCTCCATAACGTATTTCATCTTTTAATTCTTTAATAGCTAAACTAGCAGCAACAATTAAACCAACAGATACTCCATATCTAATACTTTCTTCAACAGGTATTCTACCTTTAAATAAAGGTTGTATAACTTCTCTATAAAATCTACCACCTACTTTACTACCAAAAGCAAACATAAAACCTTTTAACTGTGCAAATAAAGCAAAGTGAGGATTAGACATCCATAGTGGTCTATTAACTACATTAGGAGCCATGATAACATCATCTACTCCTCTAGATAAAGCAGCTCTAACAATATCTGGTGCAGTACCTTTTAAATTACCTTCTGCCCATTTTAAAACTTCTGAGTCATTTAAATTACCTGTATCAATATTTAAATTTTCTTCTGTTAGTCCTAACTCAGATAATCTTTTTTTAGCATTAGCAAGTTGCTCAAATAATCCTGCCTTAGTTATTTTTGGACCAAATAATTTACCTTCTTCTTTTAATAATTTTTGTAAGTCATTTTTATTTAATAGTTTTGCTTTAGCTAATAATTTAATATCATCTTTCATTTGAGATTCAACAGCTTGAAAACTAATATCTCTACTAAACTGTGTTATTTGTGTTAATAAAGTAAATTTAAAAAATCTATCTGTTATTCTTCTAGTAACATCTATACCTGCTATATCTCCTAATCTTTCTGCAAGAGTACCATCATACCCTTGTAATATATCCATAAATGCTCTTTCTTGTTCTGACTTTTTAAATTTAGGTAATACACTTCTAACAGCTTGTCTAAAAGTATTTATAGTCGCTTTACCTAAAGCAGGTAATGCATGTTTAGGATTTACTCTTGTTAAAACAATAATAGGTTCTGATAAAGCAGTTAATGCAGCAAGAGGTAAGGTTAGCATATATTGATATGTTAAATAAAATCTAGATGCTTTTTTAAGTCTTTCATCTTGTATAGGTTTAAATCTATTTTGTATAGCTTGATATATTTCTTTTATTTTATCTAATTCTATTTTGTCTAAACCATCTACTTCTCTAAGTTTTTGTATATTTGGGTCTAATACTTTTTTTATTTTTCTAACATTATCTCTTTGTACAGCTTGTAATATATATTTATCTAATACTTTTTTTACATCTGTTTCTACTAAACCTGCTTGGTCTAATTTCTTAAATGTATTTTCATCTATAACTCTTTGTTTTTCTAAATTAGAAGTTATTTCTTTTGTTTCTTTTGTATTATCAGGAGCATCTAAGTTTGCTTCTAAATCTGTAATCTCTGTATCAGGAACATACATGCCATCATTAGCTCTAATATTATCTAATATTTCATCAGCTTCTTCTCTTGTTCTTTTTCTTTTTATAGATTGTTTAGGATTACTTGGATTTTGAACTGTTACTTCTTGTTCCATTAATATTTTTCTAGCTTTTTTAAGTTTACCCATACCAAATTGTCCAAGAACTACATCACGTAAACCTATCTTATATACTCTAGGAAAATAATTTTTTCTAAATTCTAATTCAATATCAGACTCATTTAGTTTACCAAATAAACCTGTGCCTTCATATTCTACTAAAACTTTATCTTGTAAATCTTTAAACTGTTTATCTTTTCTTAACTGTTGATTAGCTTCTTTTGTAGCTTTTTCTTCTGACATTCCTTTTTTAAGATTATTATTTACTGTATTAATATGATTATTTTTTAATATATTAAAAGTATTTTCTATTTGTTGTGCTTGTGTATTATCTAATTTACCAGAAGCTTTTGCTTTTTCTAATTTATCTAACGTATCTTTTTGTTTTGTTATAGAACTAAATAAAGACTGCTTATCTAATTTTATTTGTGGTTGTAAAGGATTACCTAATATTTGCTCTCTAATTTGCTCTGCAGCTCCTCTAACTTTAGCATCTTTAGATTCTGTTCCATACATTAACATATCATATAAAGCTCTATTTTTTTTACTACTAATACTACCTTGAACTAAAGGTGCTTTAATACTTCTTCTTACTTGAGATAAAGCTTCATCCATAGGATTAGCATATGTACCAACATCTTTACTAACATTATCATAATAGTTTTTTAATGCAGTTACTATTTCATAACCTGCACTACTATTTTTTGCTAATGGAGCAAGAGGTGTTAATGATTGTCTAAATAAATTATCAATAAAACTTGGTTTAAATTTTTCATCTTTAACATCAATAGTATTTAAAAGTTCTCTAAATTTTTCAGGTGGCATATCTGCTTCTTTTTTTCGAAGCTCTTCTATCTCATTTAATTTTTCTAATCTATCTTTAGCTCTATTAACAACATCTTTATGTTGTAAATTAGATACTACACCTGCACCTGTTCCTGCTACCTTACCACCTACTACACCTAAAGCTGCTGCATCTATTATTCTATTTACAGCTTCAGCATTAGCATAGGCATTAATACCTTTATCAGCAGCTAGACTTGCTGCACCTAGTTGTAAAGCTTCTTGTGCACCTTCTGTTACACCTTCAACAGCTCCTGCTTTAACTGCATTCTTACCTGCATCAAGAGCTAAACTTCTTTTAATAAATAAATTCTCATCTTTTAATATTTCATTCATTAGGTCTTCAGCTTGTTTTACTGTTTTTTTACCAACTTGTTCACCTAATTTTTTTACAGTATAATCTCTACCTGCAGTATTTATTAAATTTTTTAATGCATGAGCAGCACCTATCTTCTCAAGTAAACCTATTCCTACACCACCTGCTACACCAAACACTTGAGCATCTTTATCTTTAGCTCCTAATTTTTTAGCTTCTTCATAAGTCTCACCACCACCCATTAAAAATCCTGGTACAAGGGGAGCAACTAATCTAGTAGCTATAGCAGCAGCACCACCAACTATAGGGACAGCTCCTACTATTGGAGAAGCTATTGCAGTTGCACCTACTGTTCCTAGTGTAGGTAACATAGAAGGTAATGCTTCAGCACTCATATCTTTAATTAATTGTAAACTTCTATAAGCAGCACCAAAGAAATCATCATCAGCTATTTCTTGTCCTATTTCTTTTGATGCTTCTGTTAATGAAGCTGTTCTTGTTGGTTGTGGTTTAGCTGCAGCTTCTCTTTGATTTTTTGAAATACCATCTTGTGCATATTGTTTTAAACCTTCACTATTTGTAACATCTGCTATTAAATCTAAACCTTTAAATAAAGAAGCTTGAGTATTATCTATACCAATAGCAAATCTATTAGTCCAAGAATTAGCATAATCTTCTTGACCTTTTTGAATGCCTTCTAAAATTTCTGGTGATAATTCTGTTTGTTGTAATTCACCACTAGGTTGACCTGTATTAATACCATAACTAGCTAAAAAAGAAGACATGTTATTTACCTTCCTTTATACCTTCTAAGGCAGCATAGTAAATGTAAGAACCAACATTTTGTTCCATAGTTATACTATTATTATATATTCGATTTTGACTTGCCAAATAATCAGCAAAAGAAGCTGTATCTTTTCCAAGTTTATTTTTAGTTTTTGATATTTTTAAATCATCTAATATATCAATAATTTGTTTTTGTGATATTGGATTACCTTCAGGTGTTCTTATACCTGCTTTAAATAAATCATTTTGTAAGTCTAATAATCTTTCTTGATAAGCACCTTTACCTTTTGCTGCATCTTTATATTTAGATAATTCAGACTTAAAAATACCAACAGCTTGTGTAACATCTTCAGTCCCTAATGATTTAAAATCAGGTAATGCCTTGACTTTAGCTAAAGCAGCATCAGAGGTTTTTAAAGCAGCTTTAGCTCTATCTTGATTAGCTAATGCATTCATAAAATTAATTTCTGTATTATCTAGTTTTATTCCTTCAGCATTTTTCTTTATTATATTATCAAATTTATTTTGTTCAGCTTTTGTTTTTAAATTTACTTTTGCTGTTTCTTGAGCAACATCATCATCAAATAAACTTATATTAATATTAGTTTGTTGTTCTTTTAATTTTTTCTTTTCTTCTTCAGATGCTTTAAATATCTTTCTACCTTCTTTAGTAAAACCTCCAACTGTCCCTGCTAATGTAGCATCTGGAGTAGTTGCATATTGAGCACTTTGTTGTGCAAGTAAAGCAAATAAATCTTTCTTTCTTTCTTCAGGTATATCTGCTAATCTTTTATCTATATCTGTCATTTGAGCTTCTTTTGCTTTTCTTCTTTCAGCTTGTAATCTATCTAGCTCTGTAGTATCAGGAGCACCAGGAACTTTTAATTTACCTAGTTCACCTCTTTGTTTATCTAATTGTCCTAAAATACCTGTTCTTACATTCTTAGCTGCATCTATATTAGAACCAGGTTGATTAACTTCTGGTTGCATAGGAGGTCCCATAGGGTCTTCAGATACTGATTCAGGAGTAGTATCTACTCTTATACTTTTACCTCTTAGTTCCTCTGGTAAACCTATAAAAGGCATATTTCCTTCTGCCATTGGTCTATTTATTATTTCTTTTATTTGTTCTTCTGTTTTACTTCCAGATTTAGCTTCAAACTTTCTAGTATCAGGTTCAAAAATTTTTCCAGTGCCTTCTAAAGATTCTAATCCAGATTTTTTTGCTCTTAGTTCTGCTAATATTTGTTCTTGACTTTTAGGAGTATATGTTCCCTCTTCTATTTCTTCTAATCTTTTTTGATAAGCTTCTAAGTCAGAACCCTCTGCACCTTTTCTACCTGAAAGTTGTGAAAAGAAATCTCTTATTGCTTGAGTATCTGCTCTACCTCTAGCTAATTTATCTCTCATATAAGCTGACTGTTGTGCCTTTACAACAGGTAAGTCTGCAATACCACCACCAGTTTCTGCTTGTTTCATACCCATAAATCCACCAGGACTAAAACCACCAAAGGCACCATAGGTACCAACAGCAGTTCCTAATCCACCTAATAATGTTTGTGCAAGTCCAGGTTGTGCAGGTGGAGGTGTTCTAGTTATCTGTGTAGGTATGTTTGGAAACTGTTGTACTACAGATTGAAATTGTTTTAGTGCATCAGCAGGAAACTGTCTTTCTTGTAAGAATTGTTTATAAGCTTCATCAAGGGCAAGCTGTGCTTGTTGTTGTTTTACATCACCAACTTTACCTATAGCTCCTAACTCTTGTGCTTGTGCTTGAAAACCTGCAGGTGCTAATTGTGCTAACTGTTGTCCTGCTGCTCCTTCTCTTTGTCTTTGTGCAGCTATTTGGTCCATAGCATCTTTATAAGCTTGTGCACTACCTTTAGCTTGAATATCAGCTAATAATCTTTGTTGAGTATCTGCTGCCATACCTTCTAAGATAGCTTGTCTGCTACCACCAAAACCTTGTGATGCTGCAGCTTGAGCAGCTAACTGAGGTAATACAGTTGACTCATATTGTTTTTGTGCTTCTCTTTTTTCTATATCAACAACAGCTTGCTGATAAGGATTCATAAACTCTTGTACTTCATCAGGTGTAATCTTAGCAGCAGTACCTCTAGTTAAAGCTTCTGCTTCAGCAAACTTAGGAGCTTGTTGACCTACTAATCCTTGTAGCCCTGAAAATAATTGTTCTTGTTCTGGTGTAAAACCTGCTATAGTTTTACCTTCATAAATAGGTGCACCTTCTTCCATTTGTTGTTTATATAAAGCTTCTGACTCTTTTAACAACTTCTCATAAAATGGTGCTACTTCTTTTGGTAACTGTTGTTGTATTACTTGTGCAGCAGGTTGCTGTTGTTGCTGTTGACCTACTCCAAATAAAGATGATAATATACTTGCCATTATCCCACACTCCTAACTAAAGGAACTAATGTTCGCAAACCATCTATTTCATTTGGTTGCTCTGTTGTTCCGTATGCTTTTTTTCTAATTTGTTTAATTGCTTTATCCATAACCTTTGCTCCTTCATCAGGATTACCATCACCTAATGCTGCCATTGTATAACTATCTACAACATATTCAGTTGGACTTACAGCTAATGTGCCTACTCTTTTTTTACCTTCTTTAATAGGCATAAAAACATTATCATCCATTCCTCCACCTTGTCCTGGAACCATACCTGAAAACTCACCACCTTCAGCTAAATTTATTAATCCACCTTCTTTACTAGCTACGAATCTTTGTACTGCTTCTTGTTCTGTTGCTATCTGTGGTGCTCTTCTTTTTGACATATAAGAAGTTACATATGCTTGATAGTTTGGAAATCTTTCTTGAAACTCTGGGTCTGCTAAATATTCTTCTTCTGTTAACATTTTATCTTGCATTGCAGACATATCAGCAACTGTTTCACCTGCAGTTATTGGTCCTACTGCTTTACCAATATTAGCTGCTGTTTTTAATAAATTTAATCCACCTTCAGGTTTTCTTACAATCATATCATCTGCAATACCTTTACCAACATCTTTTAATCTTTCTGTAAATGATTTTGTAATAGCTTCTTTTGGTATTGGTTTTACAATACTTTCAGTTTGTGGTGATATTGCTGCTTGTAGTTGTTCAGGTCTTAAGTTAGCACTTGCTGCATATGCATCTGCACCTCCTGGAACTGGTATTCCTCCACCAGGAACTCCACCACCTGGATATACTGCTTGTGCTATATTAGATGAATCTACACCTGGAATACCTGCTGCTAGTTGAGAGCTTGTTGCTCCACTTGTTATTGGTGTACCTGATGCTGCTTGTAAGTTTGCATATTGTTGATACGAACCTGCATCAGCAAATCCAGATGCTCCTGATATACCTGTAGGTGGAGGTACTTTAGCTCCTCCCATGAATGGTTTACCTGCCATCTTATTACCAATACCTCTCATAGTACCTGCTGTAACACCTGATATTAATGCTGACTTTAATGCATCTTTAGGTTTTTGTCCTGCTATTATACTACCTAGTCCTGTACCTAAAGCTGTTGTTGCTCCAAAGGCTAATGGACTCATAGCTGATGCAGCAGGTAAACCGAATAAACCTGCACTACCAAATAGTCCTCCTGCACCTAAAGCATATGGAGCTGCAACACCTAAAACAATAGGAGCAAGAACTTTAAAAGCATCTGACTTAACTATGTTTCTAATAGGCTTAGTTATAGAACTAAATATTTTACCAATCTTAAAAGCTTCTGGTAATCCTGTTATTGGATTATAAGTTAGTTCTCCTAAAGACATAAGACCTTGTAGTTCATCAGGTGTCATATGTACAAGTTCTGTATCACCACCTCTACCTAATGATGCTAATTGTTTTGCAGCTTGTTGTAATCTTGATACATCTTCTTCTGCCATAGGTGGTTGTTCTTGTGTCATAGGTACATCTGTCATACCACCCTCTTGTCTATATACTTGAGGTAGCATACGCATATTTTGAAAACCTCTTAGTTTTTTAAGACCATCTTCACTATTCAACATATCTATTTGATTATTCATTTGTTCTATTCTTGTCATAGGAGAGGGCTTCATAGTATACCTCTTGGATTATAAACATTTGATTGGGGTTTAGTATTGTCAGCAATAAAATTACTATTAATCGTATTATACACCATTTTGTCTGATTTCACCATAGGTTGAACAGGTTTTTGTAATGTAAATACATTAGGAGGTATAACTTGTCCTGTATTAACATTACCGATAAAAGTGCTATCATTTATAAAATTAAAGTAATCTTTTGTATTCATTAGTTTAAGTTCTCCCATCCTTGTGTTGCTGTTGTACTTACATATCCTCTAAACTTACCTGCTGATGCTGCATAAGCTATATCTCCTCTTCTAGGGTTACCTATTTCAGTTACAGTTACTACAGCAAATATATTAGTAGCAGGTGCTGCATTTACTTCTAAATCTCTTGTATCTAGTTCATTAATTAAAGCTGCACCCCATTGTTGTACAAACTCATAAAACTCTTTAGCTTCTGCTTCAGTATTAATAAACTTTGGTAACTCTGGGTAACGTGCCATTATCTTTTACCATCTGGTTGTATGGCTAATCTTATGTTACCCCATCTCCAACTTGTATTTGCTGAGTTACATGATACTCTTACTCTCCCCTGTCTTCCTCTTGCTCTCATATCAATTTTTGTTGTTGCGTTTGTTACCGAGTGTGGTGGTGCAGGTTTTTCTCTTTCATTATTACTTTCAGGAAAATCTTTTGTTTTTATAGAAAAAGTTAATGCACCATCATTTAATGTAAAGTCTGGTATTACTCTAGATAAAAACATAATCTCATTACCATCTGCCATATCAAAAGCTGCTGATTCTATAAATGAAGATTGTGGTTGACCACTCTCTGTAAATACACCATCAGGTTCATTATTATATAAATTATTACCTGCTACAGTTACACCTGTTGTTATAGTATTTCCAAATACAGTTTTATCTGCAAAGGTTGTAAATATACCAGAACCATATGTCCAATAGTTTTCATCAGGAGACCAAATAACATAACTATCACATTCATTAGAATCTGTTGAAGGATATAACCAAATAACTTCTTTAAACTCTGAATTAATACCTGCAAATATTTTATCTTTTTGGTCTTTATTTACTCTGTCAAAAATAAATCTTCTAACAGTACAATTTAAATTTCTAACCTGTCCATCAAAAGCATAAAAATTATCTTCTCCCATCCAAACTGTTCTACCATCATAATCTACTGCTGCATGTGGTGCTATCAATCCACAGTTAGTTCCTAGTTGAGAAAATTTAAATGTAAAAGGAGGACCAACAAAAGTCATATTCCATAATGCATTATCAGTCCATATGTTAATAGCATTTCTACTTCTAACCCCTCCTACTATTCCTGTACCATCAGCTATGATAACTTCACCTGATGTTGAATTTACACTAGGAACCCAATTAGTAAAATCATTTTGATTAGACCAACGAACAACCATAGGATTAAAAGTTCCTGATGGAGATGCTGTTGTTCCAAACTCATTACCACCTAAACAAATTAAATGTCTATCATTAGGTGATACAATAATAGAATTTACAGTTGTTGGTGTTGAGTTAGTAGCACCAGATACTTTAGTTGCTCTTACAGGAATTACAGAAGCATCAGTATCAAAATGATAAATAGTACCACCTCTTCTAACTGCTATAATATCTTCACCAAAATTATCTAAACTCCATGTTGTTATTCTACTTGCAAAATCACTAGCACCTGTTGATGTTGGTTGATTCCAACCTCTACCACCTGCTGCACATACACCTGCTGTATAAGAACCTGCTCCATAGCCTAATCCTGCTACAGCATTTGATACACCTGTTGCTATTAAAGCATGTAATGTACCACCACCACTAGATGACTGTGCTGCACTTGCTGTAGTAGAAACATCAATAGCAAACGTATTAGAATTAATTACACTTACTGCATAGGTAGTTGTACCTAATAATATATTACCACCAATAGTAGTAGAGCTTGTAAAAAAAATAAAATCACCAGTTTTTCTACCATGTCCTGCTGCAGATACTGTAACTGTATTAGCACTAAGAGCTACAGAAAAAGCATTTGTTATTGTTACACTTGAAGATACTGGTGTTACGTCTACTAATCTGTTACCATCATGTTCAATTAATTTTTGAGTTGTTCCAAAGATAGCTCTTTTAAATTGACTATTATCAACCCAAGTTCTTATATCTCTTGCAGCACCATCAAATGTGTCAGATATTCTTGTTTCATATCCACCAATATTTTCTGGTTTACCTGCTCTAAATCTAACTTTATCAACATCATACCATGCTCCTTTTTCTGCATATTCTGTTGACTCTCTAAAGATTCCAGGTTTAAAATTAAGTTGTATTAATTTTGAACTTGTTGAAGACATTTAAATCCTAATCAAAGTTTTTTAATAATGCTGCATCTATAGTTGATGCACTTCTTGTACTATACACTAATATATCTACATCTGCTGCACCTGTGCTTAATGTAGGAGATGCTCCAGATACAAATTGATAAACGGAGTTATAAGCTAATGTTCTACTTCCTGTACCATCTTGTATTATATATATTTGTCCTGTTTGTCCTGCTACTGCATTTGTAGGAGCTGCTAATGTTCTATTACCACCTATAGTAACTAAAAAGTTATTGCCTAATGCAAAGTCTACAGCTATACTTGCAGCATCTGTTAATGTTGTTATTGGGTTATATGCTCTAGCAGATGTTCCTACTTTTAAAGAACCTGCTTCTATATTTAAGTCACCACGTAGTGTAGCATTAGATGTTACAGATACTCTAGGATAACGTAAATCATTTGCAGATACTACTGCTACATTATCTGCACCTGTTCCTATATCTGCAGAAGCTGCTGTACCAAAACCTAAACCTTTTGTATTAGTAGAAAATACACTTGTGCCATCACATATAACTAGACCTATAGCACCTAAAGGTATATTATATCCTGTGCCACTAGCTGTTTTTATTTTAACTACATCACTTGCAGTTGTATTAGCAGATACTTTATTATTAATTACATAGCTTTTAGATTGAGCAGGTATTAACATGGTAATAGTAGTATGAGCAGTACCTACACTTCCTTTAACTTCTAAAAATGCAGAACGTGGCACATCTCCTGAACCATCTACTGCAGATAGTGTAACTGTAGCTGCTGCTCCTATTTCTACTGTTGTATAACCTGCAATAGCATCATCTACTAAACTAATAACACCATCATTTAATACAACACCCCATGAGTTAGGATTATCTCCATCACCCTGTTTTGTTAGTCTTAGACTACTTG